TATTTGTAGTAGAGAATCCTACATTACTGATTGCAGCTTCTACAGACTGCCCATTATAGAGTAATTTGCTATCTCCTCTTGCTGTAGTTTTAGCTGTCTTTGTATCTACTTCAGACTTTGTGTAATAATTATCTAATGATTGATGCTCTGTTATATATCTATCATCACTCTCAGTTTTAGTATAGTAATTATTTGCATCAAATATATCACTAATTGGTATAGATATAGGCTATTTACCACTATCAGTATTGAATGTGATCACTAAATTACCACCAGTAACTTCAACAGTATCTACCATACCATCTTTAATAAAGTCACTAGCATTAATAGGATTAGCTAATCTAGTATTACCATGCTTTAAATATATAAGATGATTGGTAGAATCATACTCTGCACCATCTGCATAAGAAGATAAATCTTGATGTTGTTGTAATGCAGTATCTGCTTTACCTAAAGATGTCTATACACTACTTGATAAATCTGATTTAGGTATACCTGTAGATGGTTTTTGATATGCTGTAGAACCTAATGTAGCTCCTGCTCTTATAGTATCTAAATCTGTAATAACATCCTACTTACCACTAATATCTTGATGTTCAGTAAGATAACCAGCATCATTATTAAACGATGACACATTGGTAGGCTTATTCTTTATATAGTCATCTGCTGTAGTTGTAGTTTGATTCCAATCTGATTGTACATTTACTTCTGCTCCTGATGCTATACCTGCCAGTTTATTCTTTTCTGCAGTTGTATAGTTGTTATCAGTATGTACATAACTTGCATCAGTAACTATATTATCTGGTTTATTCTTTATAAAAGCATCACCTGATACAGCATTCCAATCAGACTATACATTAACTTCAGCACCTGCTTCTATACCACTTAATTTAGTTTTCTCTTGTGATGTATAGTTATTATCTGTATGTACATAGTTAGCATCAGCAACAAAGTTACTGTTGTTTATAAGCTATGAAGTCTATGTAGGTATTTGATTTTCTACATTCTCTATACTTTGTTTTATTAAAGTAGAGTATGTTTCTAAATCTTGACCATTAAATATCTTCTCGTCAGTACTTGCCATAATTAAGCGTTATTCCAAATATTTATTACTTCTTGTGGTGTAAGGTAATTTAATTCAGGAGCTGGTCCTACAGGACCTTGTTCACCATTAGTTACTGTAAATGTACTTGTATTACCATTGCTATATTGTATAGTATAGGTATCTACCCTGTCTTGAGTTCCAGTTTTGTTTATACCTACTATACTTACACAACCACCTTCTTTACGAGATACTATAGTATATTGTGCATTTACTTTGGGTATAGATGCCATATTATATAACGATTCAGCATCTATTAAACAAGACTTATTAGCTATACAACGTAATGCTTTAATAAGTATATTACCATACATTGCAGTTAATGGATTCTATAATAGTTTTCTTATGTAGCCTATTATCAAAAGATTCTCAGATTCTTTCCTGCTAATCTCTCCATTAACTTCTAAAGTATTGTAATACTTATTAAAGGCATTACAGAATATCTAACTATATTTATTACATAAATCCATCATAAGCAACCACAACCTCTTCTTGAAGAACTACTACCAGTAGAACTTTGACCATTCATATCATTATATCTTGCAATCATTGCAGTATAATCACCACAATCAGCAGCTACATCTAATGCCTATCTATTTAATATATAGTCAATAAAACCATCAGGAGTTTCACAATTCTTAGTTAACTCTGTAAGATAATTCATACCTTTAACATCCATAGTAAACCTATTATAAATAGAACTCCAAGTATATCTTGCTTGTATTTGACAAGGAGGTAAAGCACCATCTTCTGCTTGACTATAGTCACCAGCATCTGTAACTTTAACAAAGAATAAATCAGTAACTTTAATGTTAATGGTATCTATTGATAAAGATACAGTTAACTCCTTTAAACCTTCCTATCCATCGTCTAATTTAAATTTAACTGCATACTTACCTTTAGTTTCAGTATAATGATTCTCATTAGAAAAAGAAACAGCGTCTGATTCTAATGGTTTAAAATCTCCCTTACTAGTATCGTATGCATTTTGTGTACCTATGATTATTTCATCTATGTACACATCTTCCCAATAAGCTTCATCAGGTACTTTTGCAGTTACTGTAACTTCAGAGAAAGTATCATCAAATTCAAACTTTGTTATGTCTATCATAATCTTTAAATTAAAAATGGGATTGGGGCAATGCCCAACCCCACTTAAAGTTTAACATTATTTACTGTGGAAAAGAATTATCAGGATTCAGTTCTTACTAACTCTTTTACACCTGCAGCATCTAATAAAGCCTTAATGCCGTTAAGTTCAGCCTTAGTTAATGCTACAATCTGTAAATCTTTCTCTGAACGCTGAACACCTTCACGAGAGTCAGTAAATGCATAATGAATGTTCATTACTGCATAACCTTGAGTTCTAGTAGGATCTACAAGAAGAGTAGCAGGATCAAAGATACTGTTAGGCCAATCCATACCACGATAAAGAGTATTTCTCTCACCCATGCAGAAGTACTCTAAATCAGCAATTCTGTGAGAGTTTGGAATAGTTGCAGAACCAGTCTCTGGGTCATTCTGAATATTACTAGTAGCAACATCAGTAACAGTAGCCCACTCTAATTCATCACCATTGAATACAATAGTATCACCACTTACCTCAAAGAATAAGTGTTCCTCTTGCATTCTACCAAGATGCCACTCCATTGGAGCCTCTTGAATAATAATACCTTCAGCAGTAGTAGTAAATGTACCAGTCTTCATCTCTGCTTTAAGTTGTCTAGCCTTAGCTTCATCAACTAATACAGGAGAACCTGAAGTCTTTAACCAGAAGCTGAAGAATCTAGTAGTCTCACGGCTAAAGTTCATCCATAGAGAGAGTGCTAATACATTATAGAATGCAGAAGCATCCATATTGCTATAAGCGTGAACCATAGCTTGCTTGGTATAAGTATCCTCTTGGAAACCACTTACAAAACCTTTAATCTCAATACCTAAGATATAATCTTGTCCAGCAACAGGATCACCACCATTAACATCACTCTTTAATGTAATCTCTTTACCTTGAAGAGTATACATATCCTTAGCAGGGTCTATAATACTGTAATAAGTAGTCTTGTTAAACTTGATTAAGTCACTTCTGATAGGACCACCTACACCCTTGTAAATAAAGTAACCTTCAGTAGGAGTAGTAGTATCATTTACAATGGGGTATAAAGTACCTGCAGCAGCAGCTTTTACGGTTGCTACACTAGGACTACTACCATACTCAGCAGGTGATTGAATACCTTCAGACTTAGCGACATATAAATGTCTTACTTGATTTGTGTTAAATACAGCCATTTTTGTACGTATTTAGTTAAACAATAAAATTAATTATCAATCTTTATCATCATCTTTCTTTGATGATGTTTGTTGGGGTACTGGCACTTTACCAGTAGTTAAAGTATGATATTGGAGAGCCAATTGTACAGCAGTACTTAATATTGTATCGTGTAAACTTTCATCTAATTCACATACAGGATTGTTAGGTGAATTTTTACAATTAATAGTTAAACCATCCGGTAAATTTTCTAATATAATTGGCTCTGGTCTTTTTACATATCTAATGAAGTATTTATCTATTGGATATTTAGATACTACTTCATAGAGTTTCTCACCAGCAGTTAGTCTTAAAGCTCTTCTATTTGAAGCACCTCTGAATGGATTGTTATATGTTCTATAGAAATCATCGTGTGTTATAGGTATTACTACAGTATAACCCCATCCTTTAGAATCTACACTGTCATATACACAATCAGTAGGTTTCTTTACACCATCTTCTTCAGACGTATTATAAACTAAAGACTCATATACTACAAACCATATATTTAATGGATTACCTTCTGAATCCTCTTCTAAACTAAAGAATTTAGAACCATTTACTATATGTTGTCTGAGATTTAAAGCATCACTAGTTTCAAGCACTGCATCATATACTAATGCTTCCATACTTTTCCTTGCATTCTCTGAACCTTCAAATGTAGTATCTACATCAGTAGTACTTGTAAAATAACCTCTAGCTAACTGTTCCTGTGCTTGAGTAAGGTATATTGATTTCTCATACTCGTTAAGAGTGAAATCAAAACTACCTTCCTCATAGCCATATGGAACGCTGGTTTTATAACTATTCAAGAGAGTATCAAATTTATCGCTGAATTCTTTCTTATCCATTATTCACTCCTCTAACCCATTGACATTTGAATATTAACATCTTGTGAAGCATAAGCAGCTTTAGCTAACTCTACTGCTCTTTGTACTATCTCATCGTGCAATACTTCAGGTAATGTACAACCAATAGAATTCTCATAATCGTTTGTAGAATCTATTACTATTTGTTGTGGCATTTCTACATATACTTGTTTAATAGCTTGTATTTCTACATTACTGGGTGCTATTATTTCAAATTTACTATTGTGTCTTATTTTCCAACATTGTGATTTCTTTGGATATTTATAGACACCTGCCATAAATTTATTAAACTAAGTATAACTTAATTCTATAACACTTAATGTATTATCTGCTATTTCTGAAAGTATAATAAGTGGGTTATAATTAGCATTCTATGGTATATCTATTTCCCACATACTTCCATTGATATGCATTTTTGCACCACTTGATTCTTTATAATCTATAGTTTTTACTAGACTGTCTAATTCAACATCTCTTTTACTAGTTTGGTTTATACCTAACTAGTATACTGTTGCAGGTCCTAATACATGCTGTTTAACTATCTCATTCTACGCTTTATTTAAGAATGAAGATATCTCTGCATCAGATAGACCGGGTGCAGCATTGTTATTAATGTTGTTATATAATAAATTAAACTAATCTTTAAACTATTGTGGTGTCATTAGCTATTCAACTTACCTTGTATTGCAAATAATGTATCTTGATGTTTAGGACTATTAAGATATTCAGCAGCTACATTTAAAGTAGGATCTTGTCCAGGTTCACATATTGCAGAACCATCTGCCTTTAAATAATAGTAATCTCCTCTCTTAGATATGATACCAAATTCTACAGCTTTACCTATAAGAACTTTAGCATCAATGAGTGGATCTTGCAAAATACTTAATACTCTCTTGCTATCTCTACCATTCTGTATGAAATCGTATATCTTTGTTTGAATAAAGTCAATCTTAGTATTAGGAGATACTGGTCTACCTTCTAATACTTGAAGCAGATATCTAAGCTTATCAAAGTTATCTTCAATCTTACCAAACTCTTTAACAGCTTGCATAGAAAGAGACATCTTAACCTTAGCTCTATTAACTTCAGTATCTTGACCTACTATAACAAATTGATATGTTGCTTTAGGGTGATCTTCAAGTTCTTTCATTGAAGGTGCAATGTAGTCCTTATTTGCTAAAAGTATTTTATATCGTATGTAATCTTCAGGATTACTTAAATCTAAATGTAAATCATCTTTTGTAAGTGTTACTGAATTAACACAACCTACATTAGAATCATCCCAATAGTTGTTTGTAGTCTTATAAATACTTAAAGCATTATACTCTAAACCCATAATATTCTCAAGAAATTCTTTTTCATTATCTGTGAGAATATTAACATAAGCTCCATTTCGAAGTACAGGAACTACAAAAGTTCTTCTAGCATTCTCTGCTAAACCACCATATAATATATGTCTAGGGTCTGTAACCATACCAGTTTCCTTTGGAATATGTCTTACAATAACCTTCTCATTTCTTAAACAAGATACTAAACTATGTTTAGCTTCGTGTTTAATAGGTTGTGGTTTAGGTTGTTGCTCTACTTGTGGTTCTTCCTTCTTTACTTCTGTCATAGGAACTTCCTCTAAATCAATATCAACGATCTCTTTTTTACTACTCTTTTTTGCCATTTTCTCCCTAATTAATAATTAATAAAAAATAAAGGAGGGAGGGTTTCTCCCTCCTTAATTTATTTTCAACCTTGCAGAACTGCAGGTATCAGTGATAAGGTTCTAGTAGGATCTAAAACGCATACACCAAGTGCGGCATATCTATGGAAGATTGCACTATCCTCATCAAACGACATATGTGGATTACCCAATTGTCCAGTGAAAGGATTACGCAGACCCCATTGATAACCTCTGATGTCTTCCTGACCTTTAATCTTACACTTGAAGATATTAGGTTGGTCCATAGTACCAATATCCATAATATCAAATCTGTAAGACATAGCAGGACCACCAAGAGGATGCTGAATCTTATTTCTAACCTCATCATCATACCAAGGATCAACTTCAACTCTAACAGTTACATTGTTAGGAGCTTTGTACTCAGTAATCTGATAACCATAGCTTAATGCATTGCTGTGTAACTCTGAACTAGTTCTTTGAACAATCTTGGTAGAATTGTTGTCATAAATAAACTGAGTCCAACCACTCAACATATCATTAGCTGCCTTGTGGAATAAAGCTGCACCACGCTCACCAGTTTTAATAACAAAGGTTCTCTCACCCATACCTAACTTACTTACAGAGATATCATATAATGCTCTCTCAAGTAACTTAAGACTGAAGTGATTGTAATAGTAAGTATTTGCGCACTCCATTTGCTCAAGCAAACCGGCACCCATCTTAATTACATTACCAGATTTACCAATGTTCATGTACTCACCATTCTTATTGCGGTTGCTTCTACCAAACATTACAAGGTTATCCTTGTACTCTTGGAATTGTAACTCAAGCTCCCACTCTACATAGTGCATCCAATAGTTAGAAGTATCCTTCTGCATCTTACCTTGAGCATCACGCTTAACCATAGGAATACTCATAGCAAGCTTCTTGTTAAGCATAGAACCAGGAACCTTATGCTGAATTCTTACTCTAGAGAACTCATTTCTCATAGATACAGGAGTAACAAATCTGATATCACCAACTCTACGAGAAAGCTCTTTCTCTACAGGAGCATACTCAATAGTGAATCTTTCACCAACAAGTAATCTCTCTGCGGGAATACCATCAGTATTACCACCCATTAACTCAACACAATAAACAGCATTAGTACCTTCAATCTTTGGGTCACCTAAGATTCTCATAGGATAAATCTCATTAAGATTACCTACGATTACTTCTCCATCCAGGGTTGTTATCCTAGAGGCTCTTTATCCTCTAGTTCTATAGCTTTATCATTGCTATAGCTCGGAGTACATATTCAACCTTAAAGCTTTTAAAGGTTGTCGGACACTCTTGGAAATATTATATTCTACGATTACCATTTATCAGTTGACTCAAATAACCTTTAGATAAGTTGTATTCTTTCATTACTTCTTTTCTACTTACACCTTTATTAATCTTATCTACTATTTCTTTTCTCTATTCTTGAGAAAGTTTATAAGTTCTAGTAGTTCTCAGTGTAATGTTATTTGAAATCAAAAGTAGCTTTATGGTTGCGTGATCTACATTATATTCTTTTGCGATTTTTCTTAATGAGAGACCCTTTTGATATTTATCTATAATTTCTTGTGTTTTATTTATCAACTTTGGTATTTTAGTACCATCCTAACCACCTTTTGTTGAATTATAACCTTCTTTATAAGAATTATAGTAATTTATCCAATATCTTTCTTTTTCATTAAGATCTACAGCCTAACAACTTTCCAATTCTTCTATAGTAAAATTTTCTTTTCCGTATTTATGTATAGCCTTCTTGATTACCATATTCTGTTCTCCCTCAGAACCACTATAACCACAATGTCTATACCATCTATCTTTTAAGTTCTATATTGTCTAACCAATATAAATTTTACCATTAATTAAATTTGTTATCTTGTAGATTACGCCAATCATAGTTTCAATTTCTACTCTCTACAATACTTTAGAATGTTACCTCTAAAGTTATCTCGGTATTATCCTTGAAGCCAGTAATCAAAACTTCTAATTGAAGGACTTCACCGATTTTGTCCGATTTTCATTTATACATTGCTGTATAAAGTGCCAATTTTATGCTTTCGCAATGGATCTAGCAAACCAATCCTCACCAAATACTAAATAGAATGGTTCAGTATTAGCTCCAACGTTATCTGCATCAGCACTAGTAATAACAGTACCATCGATAGTTCTCGCTTCAATCAAAGGAATACTACGTATTGCAGATCC